TGTTTGAATTAACAATTGATTGTCGCCTGCTTCGTCAAATTGGATTTTCCAATCTTCTGTTGTTCCAAAAATAAGATTTATATCATCTTTAACTGTTGTTTTTCCATTTAATAATACTGTGCTTGAAAATGCTTGCCCATCTGTGAATGTTTGAGGTGCGGAACTTACACCAGAAACAACTGCCATTGTTGCTGTTGTATCTAATCTAGGTAAATTTAATGTTGTAGTAGTATTTATATTTGAAGTATCCCAAATTAAAGGTCTTTCAGATATATTTAGCCATGTTTGAGGTGTATTCCCATTGTGAAAAGTATTTCCACCTGTCCAAACATTTGTTGTTGCAAAACTAAATCCGACTATATCATCTGTTAATGTTATTGGCGAACTAACTGCAAGGTTTGTATCATCTGAAATATCCAAAGTTCCTAAACTTAAAGTATCTCCTGTTAAAACAACAGGACTTGTTACTGCTAAATTTGTATCTGCTGAAATATCAATTCCCGATATACTTGTTGTTGTATGCAAATGCCCATCATTAACAATCGTTACATCAAAATCATCTGCAGGACTTTCTGTTAATGTAAAATCCGTTCCATCAAAATCATATGTTGATGTTGAACTTGATTGTTCTACTCCGTCAACTTCTGTTGATAATGAAGAACCACCGGCAATAAGTTCATCTAATGTTTCTAAAGCTGTTTGAACATTTGTATCTGATGCACTTAAATTAGTATCGAAGTTTGTCACATCTGTTTCAACTCTTTTTGCTTTTTCTGCTGAATAGGATGATGTCGCAATACACATCAACATAATTAAGAATAGTATTTTTTTCATGTTTTTATATAATTCATTGTGATTGATTCGTCACTTTCTGGAGGGCTTGTGTTAAGCGAACCTATAAAAGTAAATTGAGTTGTACCTGTTTCTTCCCACTCGGTACCCTTGAGCTTCTGATTACCATTAACAAATACTTCCAATAACCCAGATACGAACGACTCGCTGTTAGGTATCGTGAATGTTTTAATCGACGCATCTGGGGTTTCTATTGGAATTTGATTATATTTAAACCTTGAGGTATCCACGTCTACGGCTGTACTCCTAGAACTGACAATTTTTGTTGTCGATCTTGATTTTGTAATTTTAGTTTGTGAATTTGATTTAACACTTTTATTAACCATTTAATCTTTTTATTGTTTTTGTATTAACTTTACCTTTACCCTCTAAACATCGTCCTCTGCATTGCAATTTACATACTGGATTTAATGGGTCATAAATATGTTCGATAGCAAAGGCCGCACTCATTTCGGGTTGATAAAAATTATTATAGTTAACTATCTTATTTCCTTGACGATCTTTTTTAGGTCGCATCTTCTGTACACCAAATGTTATAACTGCATCTTGACTAACATTTTTTAACATTGGGTCTACTTCCATTATAAACGCATCATGTCCAGGTTTCAAGGTGTAATGTCTTGGACATTTTATTTTATTATGGATTGCTGGCATTATTTAGCTCCCACCTTTGTGGTTCTAAAATATTATTTAATTGACTCGCAGTTTGTCCTGTTTGCATTGCGATAATCTTTAAATATTTTTCCATCTCGCCCTTTTTCTTTGATTTATTTTTTCTTGCTCTACTTTCTTGATATGCTTTATCTTTCTGTGCATATTCTGGTGTCAATTTCCATTCTGCAATTGCTTCTGATGTAGGTTGAGATGCACTTAATTGATTACCCTTGTTCCATTCTCTTTCAAAAACTTTTCGAATATTGTGAGGGTGCATTGGCCCGATTCGCTTTCCTTCTTTTGTCCATAATGAAATATTCTTATGATCGGAAAAATCTTTAACTTTGATCGTGTTTGATTCAACTTTCCCTTTTGATTGTATATCTCTTATTTCGGACATATATCTGTCCATTGCAGGCTCTCTTGTTGGTTGAGATTGCAATTTTTCCATTTCTAAAACTTTTGCTCTTAACTGTTCATTCTGTGCTTTTAATACAGATGCCTGGGATTTACCAGTTTTTTTCTTTGTTTCCATTTTGTATTTCTCCTATTTAAGAGGGGAGCCGAAACTCCCCTCATAGTTCCTGTTTAATTAAACAGTATCGAATTGCATTTCGTTACCATGACCATCACGGAGTTCAGCTTCACCCCAAATTTCAGTCCCTACAATTTTTGTTGCAACTTCTGGCGCATCTGATTCAATATCAATTCTAAATGCACGCTTGTTAACTATTTTCATTGATTCTCTAGAAAAGGCCGCTCCACTTCCGTTAAAAGAAGTTAAAACGATATTCGCATCTGCCCAAAGATTAAAACCTAAAGCCATACCTGCGAAACCATTTCTTGCGAAGTCCTCTCCAACTGTTCCTGGCCCATTAGTTTGAATAGCATCTGCGCTATTATCAAATAATGAGATTAAACCAACTGCTGACCAGATTTGTTGAGGATGCATAACTAGATGATATGGTAATGGTGCGAATGCTGTTCTTAAAGAACCATACGCATCATACAAATCGCCAGGAGTTATGTTTGTTCCTGCTCCACCTTGATTAACTGAAAAACCAGAAAATAATGTAACAAGATCTAAATCTTTTCTTGTCACTACTGATTGTCCGATCAATCTACCTGCAACCGCGGCCATATCGTCAATCGTTGCTAAATTAGCAATTTCTTTCAATTGAACATATGAACCATGTACACCAACTGTTGCTGATGATGGGCCTTCTCCACCCGAATCAAGCGCTTGACTTGATAAAGAATCATCTGTTTCTGATGCTAATTTTGAGATAATAGGTGTTTCATGTACTACACCTGCACCTGCGAAATTAACATTTGTAATTAAAGGCTGAACTACGTTGCCTTCTTCTAATGCTAACAGAGCCGATGCCTTAATTACCGGAATAGCTTCTGTTAAAGTTGTTAAAGTTGTATCTGCCATTATATTTACTCCTTATTTAGTTTTAAATGTGACCTGTTATACCTTTTGCCCCCAAAGTAGCCGAAATCTTTGCTTTTAATTCATTAGCTAATTTGTGGTTACCAGAAAGATTTGCTTTCTGTATTTGATCGTTCAAACTTTCTAAACTATCAACTTGACCTGCTCCTGTATTACCACCAGTATTTGTATCCGCACCCGACTTGTGCGTGGCCTTAACTAAATAAGGTCGTGATTCAAGAAATTTTTTGACACCATCTGCAACACTTAATTCGATAGATAAACCATTTTCATCAACTGAACTAATAACGATCTTGCCATCTTCTCTCTGAATAGTTTGTCCTTTCAATACTGCCATAGCTTCCTCGATATAACCACCTTGATTGCTTAATTGCGAGGTTAATGTGTGATCTATTTGCATATCTTTTATTCTTGTATTATTATCTTTAATTATAGAATCTCTTTTTTCAATATCTGTCTGCAATGTCTTTTTTGCTTCCTCGTATTTCTTTTGAGCTTCTAAATCGCGTTGATTTCTGTCTGCTTCCGCTTTTTCGTATTCTGAAAGTTTACCTTTAACGCTTTCAAACTCTGAAACTTGAAATTGTAAACCTCTTTTATGATCTGCCATCATTCTGTTTACATCATCTTGAGAAAATGTTTTTTCTACAGGTGCATCTGGAACTACTACTTTTTCAATTATTGGTTCTGACATTTTTAATTTCTCCCATTGTTATTAGTCCCAGTTTGGTTACTGGTGAATAAATCATTGTTTATTCTACTTCTTAACTTTCGCCCACCTTGAGCAAATGTTTCCTCTGGTATTTCTTTTATTTCGTTTTCATGCTGTGTCAATTCTTCATCTGTTAATTTAGGAAATTCCTTCTTTATGATTCCCTTTTTCATTGCAAGAACAAATGATTTTCCAAAGTTTTGCTTTGTGACTTTCTCTAATTTATCCAAATCTTCGTTTACATCTTTTATACTGAACTCGTCTGGATAATCTACCGAACCTTCAAATGTTGCTTTCTGTTCCCATAAAGAAACTAATTTCCATACTTTTGTTTCCGCATCTTCAAGATTTGATGCTTTACTGCTCAATTCTGCATTTGTTTGATTGAAGTCCCACGCTTTAGAAACACCAGACTTCTCAACTGCATTCTGCCCTTTAAAACTAGCTGAACCACCATCTAATTTTGCAAGTTCAAACACTCTTGAAATCTGTTGCGAAATCTGATTCATAATTATTTGAGCATTTGCAGGTGGTGGACTAATATAAGATGGAGGATTAAAACCATCTGGGTAAATAATTGCTCTATTTGTACCAACAATAGCTGAACTGTAATCTGTAGATTTTCCGTTTAATGCTAAAATAGAAAATGTTTGATTTCTTATGATCTCTTGCAATTCACTATTTAGATTGTAAATATCTCTTGTAATAAATGAAATATCAGCGATCGAACTTATTCCCATTAAATTGTTGCATTTTTTACTTTGTTTGTTGAATGCTGTTTCAAGAGGTACAACACCAAGATTGTGTGTGCCTGCCTCAACTAAACCATATTCTTCATCATATAAAAACCATTCTGTTGTTGTCCATAATCTGTAATGTACAATATTAACTTTGTCTTTGTCGAATGTTTGAGGGTCAACATTTCCATCCTCAATTTCTCGCAATAATACCCATCTAGCTTTTCCGAATCTGTCTAAACTCCAATTTAAAACATCTTGTGGATGAAAGAATGTCATAAAAGGAAATAATCTATCGTCAATCTTATCTTGCAAACTGTCAACATTCCCCTTTGCTTTTGGAGAATCTACCAATATATGAATATGACCATATATTTGTGCTAAATCTGCCATTTCCTTTCTAAACTCTGCAATACTTGACCCTTTTCGATCTACGTCGTTTTTTATCTGCTCAACTTCTGTACCTATTGTGTCAAATTCTTCAATGATAGGTTTCTTAAACAAATGATTCGTATATATATCAACAACAGGCGAACAATAATTATAGTAATAACTCATTCTAATACGTCTTTTATAATCTTCTGATCTTTCCTTAGGATGTTCAAATAGATGCGATTGTGATTGGCTTCTGATCTTCTGCCCATTAACAAATATGTTCTGATCTGATGATTTATTACTTGTTACCAATGCACCTGTATAATCTGCACCGCCCTCATAGCTATCTAATAAAAAATTCCAGTAATGCACATTATTTTTATAAATTGGGTGTGGATTTTCTACTAATTCTTTTATTGAATGTGACATATATTCCCCTATACTTTCAAGCCAACAATACTTGGGCCATTTAAACTAAATTCGGACTCTACTTGATAACCTAAAGCATCCGATGGATGTGTTAATCTTGGGTCTTTTGTTTTATCTATTTGTACGCTATTTTCCTTATATGATACTTGTTCTAAATCTGCAATAACATGTTTGCATTTTGGGTTAACATATAGTCTACGTTCGCCTTTACTATTGCAAATCAACCCGTTCATTGCATTAACACGATCTCTTTCGGCAGGGTTCGATCTAGGAACATAGTCTTGAGGTCTGTATAATGCTAACTCGTCCCTTATAATCTGCCAATTCGTGACATTACTATTTGTCGACCTTGCTCTACCTGTGGCATCCCCAAACAGGTTAATGCCTGAATAATGGTTGCCATATCGCATTTTAAATTCTTTACATGATTCGATCGTGTTCGAGTTCTTTAAATATATTTCATCAATAACATTTATTGACTTTAAACCAGAAACAGGATCAGTTCCGTATTGTGTTAATACCCATGCCATCGGGTTAACATTGAAATCTGCACATATGTTAATCGGTTTGCTTGGGTCGTATTGAGTTACTTTAAAAGCTAAATCTCCCGCGTTCTTTGTTCGATCGAAACAATAATATACTTGCCCTGCGAAACTTATTATTTCGCCCATTATTTCTTGATCTGCAAATTTACTATCGTATCTTTGACGTAAACTGTCAATCGCTTCTTTTGTAATAGTTGTATTCTCGTATGTAGAAAATCTTATAACGCCATATTCTGGGTCGTTCTGTTCAATAAATACATCATGCAAATCATCAAAGCTATTAGGGCTTGATGTAACAATCCCCTTTCCACCCGTTGAAAGAACTCTACCTAAAAATACATCCCACATAACTGCAAATTGCTTCATTTCTCTTGCTTCATCAAACCAACCACCCATCAATGTTACGTTACGCATTCGATCTGGTTGTTCTGCTGTAAAACCGTATACTTCTCTCCCGTTCTTTAATGTAATAATCTTTTTAGAATCATTTTCTTTAGCGATTAAAGGTCTCGCCGCACTTTTAAATTCTCTCCATGTTGTACGATCTAACATGTTATATGTAGGAGCAATTATCCCATATTTAGCATCTAATGGCGCAGGATGATTCCAACATTGTTTGACCGCTTCTCTTGCTCCGCAATAAGTCTTACCCCCACGAATACCGCATAACATTAACACATGACGATAAACATTCTGTATCGCATAATGAAATGCTAATTGGCCTTCATGGGGTTTATATTTCGTCAATCTCATCATTTTATTTGAATTTTCCAAATGTTACTAGATTAAACAATCCTGTTACACCTTTGATCGCAACACCCACAGGTTTTTGTAGTATTCCCTCATATAGTACAGGCTTAAATACTGTATATGTACCAACACTATTATCTCCATCGTAATTGATTCGTGTTTCTTGATCTACAACTAATCTATCAGTAATATATAAAGGAATATCTAAACCAACACCTACTTGATTTGTGTCTGTCGCTCCTTTTTCACAATCATTTTCAAAATCTTTCAAGATTGCATCACCACAAAATTGACCTGCATTTGCTGATACTGTAATTGTTAATAATGCTAATACTAAAATCCATGTTTTCATAAAACTTTCCCCCTTAGTTATTGTAGAACCTTTTATATTTCCCGTTTACATTGCCTTTTGGCATCCCTTCGAACTCTAATTCTTGTTCGATTAAATCTTCGTTCGATACTTCTATTCTTTCCTTTTGTTCTAAGTATTGCTTACCTAACCATATTGCCATTGCAGGGCTTTTTTCAGCTAACTTAAATTGAATGCGTCTTAAACTTGCTCTACCATAATCTTTATATATATTTCTAATTTCAGCGAATGTCATATCGTATTTTTCTTTTAATCTCTTTACTAGAGTATCGGTATTAACTGAAAGAACTGCGCAAATTTCCTTTTCTGTACATTGTATTTTAGCCAACTCCTCAAATTGTCTATAATCAATCTCTTTCTTTGGCTTACCTGCTTTGTGACCTACTTTGTTTTTCGTTCCTTTTGGTCTACCCATAAATTTCTTCCAATTCTTTCTTGATTTTAATCTTTTCAGATTGTGTTTCTTTATGCCAATGCTTTTGTTTCTTAATCAATCGATCATAATTATCTTCTGTGCATAAACTAACCAATTGTTCGTAACTGTCAACTATAAACTCCTTATCAACTGTGATACTTGATTTGTTTATTGTATTCAAACAACTTTTATCAAATACTAAAACACAATCCATTTTCGTGCTGTTTGTAGAAAGTTTTTCCTTTAACAATTCCATTTGATCTAAGTCTTTACATTTGATTATGAAATTAACTGATTCATTAAAGTCCATTATCTCTGTTACATCATCATCATCATTACCCTCTAAAACATTTAGTTCCCAATCTTGGAAGCCAATATCTTTCAACATTTCTTGATCGAAGTCTAAAAGCATATCCATATCAAACTCGCCTAAGTTTTTATTTAGTCGAATGTTTAGTTCTTTTTCCCTGTTTTATTCCGATATATTAACATAGACCACAGGCACAACTTTAAAGCCAAGTTCTTTTGCAACTCGGCATCTAAAATGACCACCTATAATAATATTTCTCCTGCTCGTCGAGGAATTTGCAATTATAGGGTCAATTAGACCAAATTTTTTGATTGATTCTTTTAAATGTTTATGTTCTTCAGCGGATGCTTTGCGTGGGTTATATGTCGCAGGCTTCAAATCGTCTATGGGTACTTCTGTTATAGAAATTGTATCGAATGACATTTTGGATTTCTCCCAAATTATATAATAAGGAAAAATCTATTTTTTGTCAACTATTTTTTTCAACGACCAAATATATTATTCTATTATCGTTACTATCAAGAAAAGGTATTTCTGCTGAACCCCCGTATCTTTTTAGATTCTTTTTTAACATTCTTAATATTGTTATTAGTTCGTCTATATGATTTTGATGTATTTTTATTTTATCTTTAGTTTTTGCCAAAACGTCTTTCCCACCTTTCGGGAGATTTCTCCCAATTATCTAATTTAATTAGTGTTCTGTACAATGCACTTTTTGAACTGTACATTTGTGAAAATAGAGGTTGATCTTTCTTAATCTGCCCATTGTGAATTGGTCCATGATCTCCTGTTGTTCCTGGTGTGTGTGTACATTTAAACATCATTTCATTCTGTATTATGAATAATATACCTGCTCTTTGAAGTCTGATTGCTAAGTCATTATAGGACATAGGACAAACCTCAAACTGACAATCCCAACCACCCATTGAAATTAGGGTTCCACGTGAAACAATGCCAACATTAAGCATTAAATGATCTTCGTCAACATATTTTAAATTTGTCGCTTGATGATTTTTAAGATAGTAATAGTCATTTCCTGACATTTGATTTGTTTCTTTACCCTCGAAATATTTACCCATAATTAAGATGTTCTTGCATGCGTTGTATTTTAGTTTATTAAGTCCAATATCTAAAGAATTAGGCAAAAATATACCATCATCTGCCCCCCAAGTTACATATTCACCTTCTGATGCGATCAAACCTAGTTGTTGGCATCTTATAGGAGAACCCCAATCTTGAATCCATTTAATATTATCCTTATCTTTCAATTCTTCTGGCAGTTCGTAAGGACTAATAAATATTATCTCCCATTTTTCTTTTGTCGCTTGATTTACTGAATCATACAATTTTTCCCAATTTTGTGGTCTAATTCCTGGCACTAAAACGCTTAATTTATACATATTTATCCTTCCAATTCATAATTATTTTTCTTTTTGATTATAAAAGGTTTTGATAATTTTATTTTATCAATTTCAACATACAAATCTGGTTTATCATTTAATTTAATGTTTTCAGCATCATTTATGTATTCTGATGCTTTTTTATATGATTTTGACGCAAATCTACATTCCTCAATTGAAATATATTGTTCGCTTTCTTCAACTACTCGGTTATTAAATGTCTTAACAAATTTAGGGATATTTATTTCTCCTGCCAGGAATTTTTTTCCTCGGTAAGTAATATACCAAGTTCCGCCTTTTCCGTCTTTTTCAACCAATCCCCAATATTTCAGCTTCTGAAAGTTATTATATTGGTTTTTTGATAAATTAGTGTCTTTTTGAAGATGAAAAGGCACTTGAAAATGTGAAACTGCAACAAGGATGTTTGCTAGCATTTTTGATATTGAATGTTTGTTTTTCATTACTGATTGACCACAACATTTGCAATATTCTTTTTGGCTCATTTTATCTCCTTGTGTAATATTTCAATTGTTATTTTTTCGCCGTTATTGCTATAACTTATCCTATCATGCATCCACATTGTTATTTCAGGCATTTTCTCTCTTATTCTTTGTTTTATTCTTTTTTGAGCTTCTATAGTTTCTTCACATACTATTTCTTCTAATTGATGTTTTATTACATCCATTACATTGTCAAATGTTATCATTTTTTATTTATCCTTTTGTGTTTAAATTCTGGTTACAAAAACAATGAAAAATGCAAATAACATTGTTACCATAATCGCATCTGCTAAGTTTTTTCCGATTTCAATTTCCATTTTACCCCCTCAAATGATCTAAAAGAAAATCAATACTTTCTTCTAGAGTATACTTTGGCTCAAAATCCGTTATATAATCAAATCTTGATGTGTCTGGAACTTGATTTGTTACATCAATTGGCCTTAATAATGATTTATCAACTCTTGACTGTACTTTAACTCTGGAACTTTCTTTTAACTTCTCTAAAAAATCTCCTACACTTAAAGTTTCTTTACCTCCAATATTATATGGCACTCCAAATTCGCATTTGTCACATGCAATCCAATAAGCTCGCATCATATCTCGAACATCAATTAAGGTTCTTATTGAATCAAGATTTCCATGTAAAATAATAGGGTCTTTTTGATTTTGTTCTATTTCAACAATTTGTCTTGCAAAAGATGTTGCAAATAAATCTGATCTTCTTGGATTTATATATGCAAATGCTCTTGTGATAATAACATTCAATCCCCATGATTTATGATATGCATATCCCAACGCTTCTTGCGTCAACTTACTAACTGCATAAGGATTTACGGGCTTCATCTGGTGATTTTCTCTCATTGGTAATTTTTCAGGATTCCCGTATACTTCTGATGTTGAACACATCTGCAAAATTGTTTCTGGACATGATAGTCTAACTGCCTCAAGTAAATTAGCTGTTCCCATTATATTATTATTTATTACTGATAATGGTGTGTCGAAACATTTTCGGACATTTGCATACGCCGCTAAATGAAATATTTTTGTAGGCTTGACGATATTCAATGCTCGCATGATTGAACTAAAATCTAATAAATCACATTCCCACAATTTTACTTTATCTCTTATATTTTCAATATTAACCATTGTTGATGTACTGTGCCATCTACAAATTCCATGCACTTCAACTTCGGGATGATTTTCTAAAATATATTCTGCTAAATAACTTCCACCCGAACCTGTAATTCCTGTTATTAGTATGTTGGACATTTTACAATTTCTCCCCAATTTGATCTTGTTTTTTTCTTGTACCATTTTCTTTGATAAGCATTCCATTTATCTTTGTAAATTTTTTTCCATTCAAGATTGTATGCTAATTTCTTTTTTAATCTTTTTGCTTCATAACCTTTTTGATCTTCTTTCTGACATATTACGCAATAGCTTGCATGATATGTTTTTTTTCTGTCCTTTCGGTATCTTGAATATTTTGGAATATCTTTGTCGCCACATTTAGAACATGGTTTCATTGCCACATACCTTTATTTGATTGCGATTCAGTTAATATTTTTTCTGATTGATAAGGTTCAAAATCTTTTAAAAATAAAACTTCTCTATCTGTTGAATATCCTGTTGCAAATGGTCTTTCCAAAAAATCTTCCTCGTTTTTGGATTCTCCAATTTTTAAGGATTTTCCTAAATGATCTATGTCTATAAAACAATCGTCCCCGCCAAATACTTGAACCCAACCACCTCTTTCATTAGCCATTAAAACAACTTTGTTTTCATATTGACCGCATACAAATCTTCGATCAAATCCTCCTAAATCTTCTAAAAATTTTCTTGAAATTAAACCAAGTGGAGCCATCAAGGGTGTTGCTAAATTTCCCGCGTGCAATCTGTGCATTGCCATTGGAAATAATTTCCCTTCTCTCAAACCATATCCCGATTCTTTTGTTTGTATTGAAAGAATAGTTTTTTCATCCAAAGTTTTATAATGTTTGTAGGCTCTACCAATAACATCATTTGGAAATTCGCAATCATCCGCAACCCAAATTATAACCTCTCCAATCGCATCACGTCTTGCGATCTCGTAACATTGGGCGGGTTTTATATCTCTTGTTTCAATATATTTTAAATGTTTACAGTTTGCCATAATTTCCATGCTAGGGACTTTATTTCCTACAAAAATAACTTCATAACTTACGCTTGTTCCTATTAGTGATCTAAAAAAATCCTCGTACAAATCTGGTCTATTACTTGATGCAATCAATGAAACTTTGATTTCTGACATGCTAACTCCTTTATAAATAGTGTTTATTTGCCCTTGTTTAGCTTTCTAACGTCTTTTTCCATTTGAATCGATAAAACACCTCTCCAACCAAATATCTTGTATCTCCAATGAAGGTCGCAGTAATAATCTTTATTCTTTTTGTACATTGCTTTTTTACCACATTTATCAATTGTGCATTTCCAATCAATCATCAAAAATCTCTTTTTTAATTTTTGTTATATCATCATAAGAATCATTTAAAAGCCAATGTTTGTATGCTTTATTATCATCTTTATACATTTTCTTGCTATTTGTTTTTTTGTAAATTTCATCATTTTCTGCTTTCTTATTCATTACATGACAATGTTCTATTATAATAAGTCTGCTATATTTCAAACAGTTAATACTCTTTCCAATTTCTTTCCAAACTAAATCACCACATAAATGCGTTAATGTTGGTAATTGTAACCATCCCAAACATCTTACAATATCGCCAGAAATAATTGGAGCTGTTGGCAAATTCTTTCCCATTAACAAATCATTTCCATATGAAACACCTGGGTTTTTCCAAGGAATTTTTTCTATAAGTTTTTTATCCCATTCATCTGTTTGATATACAAAATCATCATTTGTTAAATGATAGTAAGAATAATCTGGGTGTAATATAAAAGCCCAATTGAAAATCCATGTTATTGTTTTGTTTTCAGCGATTAAATAATTTATATTATTCTTTATGAAATATTTTTCGTACTTTATTTTTTGTTCATCATCTGAATCTATAATTGCCAGAAAATCAGAACAAACGCTTGTACATAACCATGAATCATGCATTCTTTTAAATATTTTAAATCTTCCTCTTGTTGGGCATATTGTTAAATTGTTACGCATTTTTTTTCTCCCAATATATATTTCTTAATTTTTTAGTTTGACAATCTTCACAAAATCTTTTTTTGTTTGTTTTAAATGAATTGTAATGTGTAAAAATAATTAAACATTTTTCGCATTTCACAATGTGTTTTTGCATTATTCTCCTTTACATTTAACCTTATTTTATTCGTACTTCCAAATTAGTAAACTTTGCAAAAGATAAAGCATTGTTTAAACAATAACTTCTTTTGTCATACATGCCTTGAACCTCTTTTTCTGTTCCATTTATACAATGAATATTCCACCAAAAATATAACCCAATATTATCTTTGTGCATTTCAATCCAATAAGTCTGTTTAGGATTTAATTGATTGTTATATATCTTTTTCTTTATCATATTTCCCCCTCAAATTTAACAGATTCTTTAACACTAACATCCATCAGTTCAAAAACAATATCTCTTACTTCTTTATCATTAGCTTTAGGAATCCACTTCTTAATAGCGTGGTAGTATATATTCCATAGTTCTGTTGGGGTCATTTATTTTCCTTCCAATAATAGTTGTCGTATTGCTTCTTCTGCTTTTTCTAAATCATAAAAATATATTTCATTTTCCATAATCTCTTTTATCTTCGCACCCTTAATCTTTTCTTTCCAATAGTTGTCTAGTTCTTCATGGCATTGGTTATGTATCTTTTGATGGTCAAGTGTCATAGAACTATCATACTTAGTTTTCTTCTGTGGTTTCATTATCATCTCCCAAGATCATGGATTTAATAGCTTTCTCTAACGCTTCACACACGATACAAGATTCTTTAGGATCTCCTTGTTCGTGATTAACCTCTAATATTACAGCTTTCATATCCAACCCTTTAATAAACCCTCTCCATTGGGCGTTGCAGGAGTTGTGTGCTTCAACTTCTTGGTCACAAGAGCAAAATGAACCACATAAAGCATGACATTTTACTTCTGGTAATTTCTCTGGTCTTTTCATTCTTCCAATCCTTTCTGTGAGTTGATAATTGCTTTTGCTAATGCATTCTGTGGTGTATTATATGGATCAAGTGGGTTGTGTATTGATTCACCTGAAATATCAACTATTTTAGACATACGACTTTCCCCAATAAGTATTGTTAATTCTTCTTCATCCAAAGCCAAAGACTTATACTGTTCTTCTATTTTTTTACATAATGATTCAACTATACAAATTATAGTAGGAACTTCATAATCATCTCCTATAATTTCTACTTCTGTTAAATACTTACTTGCAATCTCTCTGATAGTGGTATCTTCTTCGCAAATATCTCCTATCATTGTTTTGTTGATTTTATCCATTTGTTCATGTCCACATAATCAAGAAACGTAGACATGTATGTATTTTATAGGGGTGGGGAAGGTTGTTATCCTTCCGCCTAACTGTAGTCCGAATAGTATCACCACTGTTAGTGATGGAAACAATCCACCCTTTGTGCGTTTACCCATCCCTTTGTTTATTTATCCATCTCCATATCCATCTCCATCTCCAGATCCATCTCCATTTCCATATCCATATCCATATGCATCTCCATATCCATCTCCATATCCATCTCCATATCCATATCCAGATCCATCTCCATATCCATCTCCATCTCCATATCCATCTCCATATCCATCTCCATATCCATCTCCATTACATTTTATTTCTCCCATACATCAGCTCCTTCTATAATTTTCTTTGCTATTTCTGACATAGGAATTATTTCAATTACATTCATTATAGATTGTTGTGGAACAACCATAGCTATTTTGCAATTTCCAATATCCTTAGAACCATCTATAGAAATTTGACTTAAAGAACAAGCTCCACTCCAGTAATAGATTCTCCTTGAGTTAATTAGTTGTACATTAACTCCATTTGCTTCTGAAATTTGTTCTTTAACGTAACCACAGAAAACTCCTGCACCATAAGAACGGATAACACAATACTTCATTCCATCTACTTCTTGAGCTTGCTCTGATATAGAATCAGCTCTTACATATTTTACTTCATCAATTATCATTGTTTCTGGTTTCATTTTATTCCTTTTTTTCTTTTTAATTAAGTGTTGAGCTAACGAGATACCACATACACTTATTGATGTTGAACCATATAGAGAGTAAGCTCTAGAAGGTAGTATCACTCGTATATCACTCAACACATATCTTAACCAGCCCACAGCACCTTATGTGCATCCCAATTAGTGGACTGGTTATTTCTTTACCCAAATATCATTATCATTGTCATACTTTAATGTTTTATCTTTCAATTCTTTTTCATCACAATAGCTACATCTATGGTAATTAGAAAACCACCCTTTTGGTGACCCAC